TACCAACGGCTTTCGCGGTACAATCCGTAAGATTGTTGCTTCTACAGCGGTTGTCACAACAATCGCTGGGTCGGCCGGGTCAACTGGTTCGACCGACGGAACTGGGTCGGCTGCTCGGTTTAATTTGCCAGTTGGTATTACTTGTGACACAGCCGGGAACATTTTTGTTGCCGATTCAGACAACTATACAATCCGTAAGATTGTTGCTTCTACAGGGGTTGTCACGACAATCGCTGGGTTGGCAGGGTCATTTGGTTCGGCTAACGGAAGTGGCTCGGTTGCTCGGTTTAATTTTCCAACTGGTGTTGCATGTGACACGGTCGGGACCATTTATGTTGCCGATTCAGACAATCACACAATCCGTAAGATTGCGTAAATTACAACTCTCAAAAATAACTCAACATATAAGGAATGAATTTGCAACTCAAAAAGTTCGACCCGGCCGGTATGGCCGACGACTCTGTCTGCATCTTCGTGGGCAAGCGCCGCACAGGAAAGTCGACCCTCGTCACTGACATCCTGTATCACAAGCGGCACATCCCAGCCGGTATCGTCATGTCAGGCACTGAGGACGGCAACCACCACTACCGCAACTTCGTCCCGGACCTCTTTATCTACGGCGACTACAACAAAGGCGCCGTCGAAAAGGTGCTCGAGCGCCAGCGAAAGCTCGTCGGCGCAGGCAAAGGCCAGGCTGCGTTCCTGCTCCTGGACGACTGTATGTACGACAAATCCTTCATGCGCGACGACTGCATCCGACAGTGCTTCATGAATGGCCGCCACTGGAAACTCTTCTTCATGATGACCTGTCAGTACGTCATGGACATGACCCCCATGATTCGTACCAACGTCGACTACGTCTTTGTGCTGCGCGAGAACGTCAGGCAGAACAGAGAAAATCTCTACAGATGTTTTTTCGGAATATTTCCAACCTACGACATGTTCTGTACCGTCATGGATAACTGTACCGAAGACTACGAGTGTCTCGTCCTAGACAATACCAAAACCAGCAACAAGATTGAGGACTGTGTCTACTGGTACAAGGCTCCCATTCGCCGAAACTTCCGGATAGGCAGCCAGCGCCTCTGGGACTACCACTCGCACAACTACAACCCGCGGCACGCAAACGGCGGCCCGCTCGACAGGTCGCTCGTCAGGAAAAAGAGCCAAGGGCCTTCAGTCACTGTCAAGAAGCAGGGCGCGTGAACACACACCTCAAAATTTATTTATAAAAAACAATGGAGACTATGAGTTTCAATGAGTCGTCCTCGATGACATCCATCAACTACAGTCCGACAGTCGATGGAATGTCCCAGAGCAAACCTGACCCGAACGCGAAGATTCCAGAGGGTCTTATCATGCCGCCACAAATAGAAGAAAATAAAGTTGACGAATCTAAAGAGATGGCTGATTTCTCCACTCCCATTGACGAGCTGGTCGCTCCAGGCCCCGGTCAGATGATTCAAGACGAGATGATGGGCCCGTCCATGATGCCCATGCAGGCCAAGCGCGCAGCTCGCAACGAGGGCTCCAGCCGCAAGTCCAACAACCCACTGGGTATGACTGACGAGCAGTACACGGCACTCATCGCAGGCCTCTGTGGCATGGCCGCCTTCTCCAAGCCAGTCCAGGAGAAGCTCATCGACATGATTCCCAGCATGATTAAGGATGGCACTGACGACCTGTCAGCGACCGGCATGGCCATCATGGCTGCTGTTGTCGCTCTGCTCTTCTACTTTGCCAAGCGTGCTCTAATATCCCAGTGATTTGGAACCATTCGGCTGATTAACAATAAGAGGAGGACGAGGCGGAAGTTCTGCCCACGAATTATTGAGTCTTTGAATTATTAATCCACGTGTACGATTATTATTTTTAGGTGGTACCAGGTTTGGACGGTTCTTGAATACTTTACGCGCACGCTCTACTATTTGTTTCCGTGCATAGTTGTATTCTGCCGTAGCTGAATTACGGCCCCCAGAAGACCCAGAAGGATTACTTAACACTTTAATATATGTTTCTTTTGTTCCGCGGTAACCTCTCATCAGAGACGTCAGGTTGGCATTTAGTTGCATAATCTGCTTCATAGCGTTTTGGTCGTACATTATATTTTAAAACAATATTATAAATGAACTTCAACTTGGCGGTGTTCCTAGTGGCACTCGTCATGCTCATGTACGGTTGGTCATCGTTCAACCCAGTGATGATGGCGCTAGCAGTCGTGCTCATGTGGCTGGTTTGGCGCAACCTACGACCGAACAACAGAGTCCCCGCAGTACTTGCTGGAACCGCTGGAATTGTCGTAGATGCCAAGTGAGTTGCACAGCGCCTTCAGGTCCTTGAAATTTGCCCAAAATTTTGTAGTATGGTCGTACTCGGTCACTGTCATGTGCGCAAGCTCGTGCAGCAAAACATAGAACGCGGAATTTATATCGTCCCCTGCCAGACAGATACATATTTCATACCCCTTGTTTACGTTATAGCCTATAGGACCCTTCGATTTGTCGTGGTCGACCAGACCTGTCACGATGGTCCGGTGTTTCAGTTTGTCCCAGCGCGGATCCGTGTTCGCCCCGCTGTGTAGATATGCCAGCAGCGCACTGTACTTTTCTTTAAGTGCGACCAACAGTGGCGGCTGCCTGTGTGTCACCAGTATGTACATCAGTATGGCCGCCAGTACCAGGGCCAACATCTACTATTACTTTACAAAAATAAATTTTGAATAAATATCCGAGATGAGGCCAGTCGGTTCGGGGACCATCGGCTCCCACATGACGCATTTCATTTTTAAATTTTCTTTGAGTTTTTCAGGATGGAGGATGGGCTCGACACGCTCCGTCCCACTGTAAAAGGGGCCATCGATGAGTCGGACTCGGAGGAGCTCCCCGTCTCGTACGGCTGTGTTGCCGAGTCGGTCCCGGAAGTACTCACTGGGCAGCCGGTCGGGGTCGGGGACGATGCCGATGAAGATACCACCGGGCTTGAGATTCTTGATAATAGCCTGAATGCTTTCTTCAAAGAGCTCTGGGCTGGCCGCGATATAATGAAGCGAAAAGTTGTAACAGATGACGTCAAACGGCCCTCCAGTTACGGAGCGTACATCGCCCACCTGAAAAACAGGGGTCAGACGCATAGACTTGGCCCGTTTCCGAGCTTCCGTAACAGACGCGACATCTGGGTCGAGACAGACGAGCTTGCGAGTGGGCCACTTCTGGAGGTCGCCGCCACGCCCGCACCCACAGTCCAAGACGAAATCAGTCGGCTTGACGCACTGCTTAATAAGCTCCCGTTTGAATAAGTTGTGCCGCTTGCGAAGCTCCTCCATGTTGTTTGTGTGCGTTATTTACTTAAAAGAATATTGACAGTATTGTTTAAATGGCTTCCACCGTTGATACCCTGACTTGCGATTACACGACAGTTCCAGGCCAGCTGTACGCCTGCATTTCATTCGTTGGCCCAGAGCAGCCCCAGAAGAATGAGCTGCTCGGCATGAAGATTCGCGGCTGCTTCCCGGACCGCGAGGGTGCCGCTGCGCACGCCAAGCGCCTGCAGAAGGAGGATAGCACGTTCGACATTTACGTGGTCGACATGTACAAGTGGCTGCTGATTCCCCCCAAGGCGGACGCGGTCGAGGATGTTCACTATACCAACGAGAAGCTCGAGGAGATTATGGCGGGTTATCGTCAGAACACGGCCGAGGCTTCTGCCCACTTTGAGAAGCGCAAGCGCGACATGATGGCCAAGCCGGGTCCCGACCCCGACATGCCATTCATCGATGCGGCCGACGAGAATTCCAAGTTTTACACCAAGCCGGACGTACCACCTATCCCCCACCCGGCCGAGGTTCTGGAGAAGCTCCAGAAGGAGTTCCCGGACAAGCCCATCGAGCTGCTAGTCAAGATGGCTGACGCAGAGGTGCAGCTGGAGATTGAGCGCCGCAAGAAGGAGGCTCCCAACTCTGAGACGGAGGTGACGGTCAACACAGTCGCCCAGTAAAAATACTTGATAATATTAAATGGGTCTCATGAATCTGGCCATGAAGGCCAAGGGTAAATGGAATGCCACTGCAAATGCGCGTGCAAGACTGGCGGCACAGGCTGCGGCGGCCAAGGCGCGCTGGAACGCCGGTGCACAGGCACGTGCTAAATTCGCAGCCAATGCAAAGGCGGTAGCTTCCCAGGTGGGCGCAGCCGCGACCCAGTTCAAAAACAGGGTGTCTGGCCCGGCTGTTGCCGCAAACACACGGGTGGCTAACGCAGCAAAGGTGGCCGTAACAGCAAACCAGCGGGTGATTGCCACCCCTAATGCACCTGCTGTGGTTATGGCAGCTGCTAACGCGAACAAAAAACTCAATACGGCTATGGTAAGTGCAGTAAGAGTAAATAATAAAATTGCACAAAAGTAAATGCTACGCTGGCTAGCAGTCGCTATAGTCCTTTATCTGGTCTGGAAATCCTTGAGCCAGCGGGAGAACATGAAGTCAGAGGCTGGTGTCTATGACGCACAGTTTTTTGCCGAACAGGACTCCCAGCGGCGCGAAAACCCTATGGTGGGTCTCCTCCAAGAGGATGTCTTTAAGAATAAGGGGGGACGCACAGGCAGCTTTGTGCCGTCAGAACCCATGGGTGGCCTGCCTATGTACGCAGTAAC